AGAAGCCTGAAATGCTTCCGGGCAATACCGCCCCGAAAGATGGAACGACGGTCCTACTATTATTTTTGAACGCCCACATTTGCATTGGCAAATATGCTGACGGTTTGTGGCAAGCTTCCTTGGCTTTCGTTACGCCAAGGAACGAATACGGGGCCGTTCCTGGCACCGAACAAAAGGTTTCATTTGACCCTGCCTTCTGGGCAAAACCCCCACAAGGCGATGCCAAAATCCATGGCTGAAGATAAATTTCACGTCCTCATTGCCGCGATCTTGGCGCGGGCTTCGGCAAGCGATTGCTCGCCTTTCTTGGTGAGCAGGGGCGAGGGAAGGTCGCGCAAGGCATACAGGTATGTGTACCAGCACGAACAGAACACTTCAAAACCCGGGGCGGTGATCTCATCGGTGTACCCGGCAGGACCGACCTTCATCAGCCCTTTCTCAATCGCCCAATTGCCGCGGATCACATATATCTTCCCGTCGCGCGCTTTGTGCTCGGGTCGGTTGTGATAGCCGGCCGAATGCCGGCTGTGCCAGATCGCCGCGATTGCCCCGCCGTCTACCGCCACGATTTCGTGCAGGGCAGAGACGAACTTCGCCGACTGATCGATCGCGACGCGCCGCTCTTCAAACGGAAGCGACGTGAGCGCCTTGCGGATGTGGTCTTTCGTGTCCTTGATGTCGATCGCGCGAGAGCCGCCAGCAGGAACCGACGACGCCCAGCCGGCGAAGCGCTGCGTCACCTTCTCAAGCATCGCCTGGCGATTCAACTTGATGAGGTTTCGCGACACCATCAGGCGTCGGTCAAGTTCTGTGCGCAGCTTCGGCTTTAGGCGCTCGATCGTGAACCGTTCGGCTCCCTTGTGCGCCTTGATGAGATGGCCGTCTTCGACCATTCGCTTATAGATGCCGCCGAGGGTGCGCTGTAGTTCCTCATTCAGAACTGATTCAGGCGTGAGCGTATCGATCGCCGCGCGCCGGATCTTGTCGATCCAGGCTTGGAGGACATCGGCCGATTCAAAGCCGTATTGCTCGAAGTGGCGAACGGCTTCGGTGACGGTCTGATAGAAGGATTGCGAGGCCATCAGATGTCATGCGCTCTCGGCTCCCCCGGCTCTGCGACAGGCTGGGGCGGCTCGTAGTTCGCCAGCGCCTCGTAATCGAGCAGCAGCGGATTCGTGATGAGGTGCTTGGAGGCGTTCAGGTTGTTCTGCGCCCATTCGATGAGATGCGCTTTGTTCTGAGGATCGAGTTGCGGCATCAGCGTTTCGAGCGCCGCGGTGATCGCTTCGAACTTGACCTTTTCCACCTCGACGAGCTTCGATTCCGGCTCGACGAGCAGCGACGGCCATTCAGCCGTGAACGCGTTCTTCCATTTGTAGAAGGCCGTCGTGTAGTCGACTCCCTCATACTCCGGGATCGTCGCCTGAATCGTCGCGTAGAACTCTTCGGTCCATGCCAGGCGCATGACGATCTGGTCGATGAAGTCGTACACAGGCTTGACCGACTCGCGCTCGTGCTCGATATAGCGGACGATTTCCTTCGCGTCTTCCGTGCCTTCGCCGAAACCTTCGGCATAGGATTCGGAGTTCAGCATCTTCGCCGGCTGAGGGACTGCGGCGGCAATATCCTCAAGAATGTTCTTGCGCGCCGTGGTGAGCGCCGCATCCGCATTCTGAAGATTGAGCGTCTCAATCGCCTCTTCGGGCGTGATGTTGATGACATTGTTCGTCTCGGCTTCTTTGACGACATTGCGCTTGAAGCCAAGGAAACGCCACATCGATTGGTCAGCCATTGAGCCCGCGGGCTCCATCTTGGCGACGATGACGCCGACCTTTCGCGAAACCATGTCGTTCGCGATCAACGTCTGGATGTACGACTTGAGCGGGTAGAGCGCGCGCTGATAGACCGAGCGGCCCGTGTATCCGTAGGCCGAGCTCGTGTATTCGATGTACAGCGGGTTTTCGTTGAAGAACACGAGCGAGCGGGAAGGGTGGTATTTGCGACCACCCACCGTAACGACCGTCGGTTGTTGAAAGTCTGGCGAATTCGGGTCTTGACTCAATACGAGTGAGCCGGCCGTGTTCAACGGGTCAAGCGCGTTGAAATAGAGATTGGCCTCGAGCTTCGCCAACTTCTCCGGGACAAGCGGCGCCTCGTTATCGTCGTCCCGAGTGCCGCAGACGATTACCGCAGCGCCGTATATCTTGGATAGCCGCCACACATTCGCGATGTAGGCATTCGTGTTTACCGCGGTCCACTTGCGTTCGAACGCTTCGCGCAGTTGGTCTTCGCCGAGCACCGGGATCGCCAGCTTGCGCTTTTGCGACATCGCGATCTTAATCGGCTGGTCGACGATCTTCGAGCCAAGCGGGTGATAGGCGTAGATCTGCTTGCACAGTTCGTAGCTAGGCGAATCGCCCGGCTGGATGTCCTCCGCCATGAGCAGAGCCATCAGGTTCGCTGACAGCGCCGAACCCTGTGTCGTGATTTCTGCCATGTGGGAAGTATCAAAAGCCCTTTCGATTGCCGAGGGCGATGGCTATGCCGTAGGTAAAACAGTCCAAGAGGTCGTCCGCACGCTTGGCGGCATCTTTGTCGCCAATGCGGAAACCGAGAACCTGCGAAAGAAGGTGATTGCGCGTCTGACCTTTGAAGTCAGACGTTTGACTATGGGCGGGTTCGCTGATCTTCACCATGCCTCTATGCACGTAGCCCGAGACGTTCATTGCACGCTCGTCTTTGCCTACGCTCGTCAGCAGGTTGTTGATCGGCTCTGCGGGCCATCCGCGCCGCGCTGCTTGCTGCAATAGGATGGAGCCCGATCCCTTGTCTTCGATGTATGCGCCAAGCGCGCCGAACTGCGCCTTTGTCAACTTGGCATAGTCCTGCAATTGCGTGTAGACGTTCGGCAACCACGTTTCGAGCAAACTGCCTTCGATCTGGATAAGCTCGTACCCTAGGATCGTGAGCGGATGCTTTTGATGCTTCGATACGGCCCAGTAGACGCACGCCGTGCCATCATGCTCTCGCCCGGCTTTGACAGCCGTATCGATCGTCGCAAACACGTAATCGACATGCTGCGGAACCGGGACAGGCTTTCCGTCCTCTGTCAGCTTGTCGAGTGAGAAGAATGCGACGCCCGACCAATCGACGAACTCGGCTTCGAATTCCTGCTGCCAGACTAGCGGATGGTTGATGTCCTTTTCACGAACCAACTCATCGGCAGGAACATACGGGTTCGCGCTTGTCGGCGCGTGGTGCTGCGTGAATCCGAGCTTGGGATCGTTGCAGACCGACCAGAAGAAATTCTCCTCGTCGATGCCATGCGGCGTCGAAAACACCCATGCCCCACCGCGGCGCGTCAACAGAGTAGGCTTTATCGCCCGCTCCCAAATCTGGCGCATCTGGCCGTTTTTGGCAAAGGCCGCTTCATCCACCAGTACCCAGTCGTACTCTCGACCACGCCCGGCTAGCGGGTTATCGTTCACATGCCAGAAATCGACTAGGCCGCCAGTCGCAGTGCGGATCTCGCCATCCGTCTTACTCGACCTCTTCTTGATCGGCGTGAGGATTTCGAGGATCTCGTCGAACGGCTCGAGTAACTGCTTATGCTCCGGGGTGAAGATGCCGATCTTTTTAGATTTGGCGGCGCCATTGGAAGCGATTGCCGTCATCAACTTCGTTTTTCCGAAGCGGCGCCCGCAACGAACAGCATTGAACCGGTCGCGTTCGCGATAGATCCTCACCTGCCCCGAGTGCAAAGTCGGCAGGATAATACTAGGCATCGCGCAAAATTATTTCTTATGGCGCGAGACCTTTTGTAAGAACTCGCTCTAATCGGGTAGGCCGCCTTCGATGATTACCTTCCCGTCATCGACATTGGAGTCTTTGTTTGCTCGCAGAAGATTCAATCCGATCTCGCTGGCGTCATTCGCCATGCGGGTGAGAACCGCGATGCTCTTTAGCGACTTCAGGCTATCGTCGTCATCGAGCGGCTTGGCGTCGTCGATCTGAGCCACTTTGTTATGCGCGATTCCGGCCAAGCGATGTGACGTGGCTGCGCCGAATCTCGCCGCGCCGGCAAGGTGCTCACTGATCGCCTTCAAGTCATCGGCAAGTGAACGGGCCGCTAACTGTTCAGAAACGTTCAGAAACGAAAGGGCACGCTCAGTCTCAACTATCTGATTCGCAACGTTTTTTATTTTCTGATTGCGTTCAGAAAAGCGTCCAGATACGGCAGCCTTGCTGACACCGAACTCACGCGCGAGTGATGCAGCAGATTCACCGGCAAGCAATCGCTTTCCGATCGCCTCCCATTGAGCATCAGTGAGTTTTGAAGGTCTTGCCATGCCCTAGCTGGGCATCTCGCCCTTTACATTTGCTTTAGTGGATTCCAGCACGCTCTCGCCGCACCCATCGGGCGACATCCACCTAGGCTAGACTTCAACTCAGCGGATGCCTTTTTGCGAGTCATTCCTTTCTTTCCGCTCGGTGGGCCAGTTTAAGAACGTTTCGCTAAACCGTTTAATTGGCGTACGTCATTCTGATGTGAAGCGAGAACTGCATCGGGGTCGTTCCTGACGATCCGTAGCCCGACGTGCCGCATGTTATGTTGGTCGACGGTTTGGGATACATCGTGCCGCCGCTTTGCGTGTAGGTGCCCACCGTATTGGACGTGCTCGTGTTCCCAAGGAACATAGTTTCCGTGACGTTGGTATCGTTGTCGGTAAAGAAGCATTCGACATTGGGCGCCGTTGACGACGTTGTCGCGGCTTGCGTCACAACCGAATACACATAGATCCGGTATATCCCGGTCCCGGTGCTCGGGACCGAGTACATCACCGTCGACGTAGAAATATTGGCCTGTTGCGCCGTGGCGTCGTATTTCGCAACGAGAACCGGAACGCCATTGCCAGCGGTGGAAAATCCGTTGACGCTGGCGACGCCTCCAGGAAATGAAGGTGTCGTGATGCTGGGCGACGTGCCGAGTACAATGCCCCCCGAACCTGTCACCGCGTTCCCAAGCGCGGTCGTGACGCCCGTTCCCGTACCACTCAGACCAGTAGATACCGGGAGCCCCGTGCCGTGCGTGAGCGTGATCGCGGAGGGCGTATCGAGATTCGGTGTCGTGAGCGATGCGTTCGTCGACAGCACAACCGAGCCTGAGCCTGTAACGGCTTGCCCGAGCGCCGTGGCCATGCCTGTGCCTAGCCCAGTGATGCCCGCGAT